AATGATTTTTCTATTGATGAAATAAAAGCTTTAGTTGAGGATTTTAGACCTTGGTTAAGACAAATGCGTGATGTATATCAGCCAAACGCTTCTAAATTAAAAGATGAAAATTTTGACTTCATAACCTAATCTTTCTTGATTTGTTGCAAAAGCCTCGAATATAGGGCCTTCTTTAGCAAAATCAGCATTAATAATATCAAATGCGCCTTCTTCCGCCATCGCTTTTGAAAGTGATTCTTTTCTACCTCTAATTGGGTTACCATCAGGGCCTATTACTTGAGCTAAGAATTCTTCATTAGAGACATTATTATTAGCATTAGGTAAACGTCTAACTAATTCAGCCCCAGAAGTTCTTCCAGCTTGATCTGTTGTTGTTTTTTCTCTATCAATTTTTTGGCCAACCCAATCAGGATAACTAACCCACTTTCCATTAATTTGTTTTTGAATAGCCTGCGGAATTCCTCCTTGCCCATCCTTACCCATTAACCAAGTGGTAGTCATATTTTCAAGAATATATTTTTTATTTTTTAATAGTTCTTTTCTAAGTACTCCATCTTTTTTACCACCAAGCATTGTTTTTAAATCAATGTCCAACTGTTTACCCACCTCATCTCTTATTTCAGAAATTAATGGTGTTACAGTCCTATTTAGTGTAATGGGAGCATCAATTCTATTCTTTAGTGTTCTAACTATTGTTACTATCTTGTTTGTAGCTGTTTTTAAGACTTCTGGACTAAAAACATTTGATTCTAGTGCATTCTTATACTTTGGTTTTTCTTTTGTCTCAGACACAATTTCTTCAGCTATTAGCCCTTTCTCTTCCGTAACGTCTTTACTGAAGTCTTTGTCTAACACTCTCCTAGACGCAGCTATTGCTCTAACCGGTAAATACTTATTAATAAAAGCAGCCAAAGGAACGCCGCTTTCAGGTTTGTATTTGTTTATTAAATCTAAAATACCACCTGTACCAGTTTCAATCTCATCGGTTAATAACTCTCTATCAAATCCAGGAGCATCCATTCTTCTATTTACTAATTTCTTAGTAATAGGTTTAAATAAGTCTATAATATCTTGAGCTCCGTTTAATCCTTTTTCGTTATAAATTTTTTGAACCTTGTCAGATGATACAGACCCTCTTTCCGCTTTTACTATTTCTTTATCTGCTTCTTCATCAGATATTTCTACTTTCTTAACTTCTGGTTTAGGCGCTTCTTCTGGTAAAGCTTTTGCTTTAGCTAAATCCGCTTCAAATATTTTAAGCCTACTTTCATAATCTTCATAATCAATTTCTCCGTTATCTAATTGCTCTTCTAGATTATCTATTTTTTTTTGCACCTCAGCAACCTTTGTTTTCGATGCTTTAAATGCGGTAGCCACAGACTCGTCAGCAACTTTATCCTCTGTATCAGAATAAATAAATTTTATACTTTGCCCGGTTTTTGTTTTTTTAGCACCTGCTTTTTGGTTATATGCTTTTATTGTATCAAATAAAGCTTTACCAGAATCTGTATTAATATTATTAATATCGAATGTCGAGGAAGAGCCAAGCGCGCCTTTAGTTATCTTGTTTACTATTTTGGATATCTGAGTGAATACATTGTCATTTGGTATTTTTCCATCGCTAAAAGAATCAGAAAGCGCATTAAAAACTTCTTCGCCATAAGCGTTGTATCCAGGATCGTAAGCTTTCATTCTTTCTTCTACTGCTGCATAAAGTGATGGTTGAGCTGTTTTTAAATATTCAAGTAATTTTATACCATTTTTATTTGATTCTTCTTGATTGCCTTTAAATGCCTTAGACAATACCGTATGCAATACTTCATGCGATCCCGAACTTGTATGCCCGTTTTTAATAGCATTTGGTTTGTATACTACTAATGTGCTATCGTCTATGTTAAAAGCATTAATTTCCCCGTCTCTAATTTCTTTTTGCTGAGACTCTGTTAAAATATTGCCATATTTTTCTAATAACTCTTTTTCGTTATTTATTGTTTCAACCTTTATATTTAAGCCTGTTTCTGTTGAAAAATCATTAGCAGCTTGTATATCTCTGTCTAATTGCTTTCCAATCTCTTCACCTGCGTATAATTCTTTAGCTCTATCATTAATTTCTTTGTCCTGCAATTGAGTTTGAGGACTTTCAGCATTTAATTCTTCTAGTGCTAAAGCATTATATTTTTGTTTATTTTCTGATGATAATTTATCAAATTCAGTTAGTTTTTCAAGATAAGTTTTTCTAGTTAATCTAGCCTTGTATAGTTCATATCCCGCGGTAGCTTCAAAAGTAATTCTTTTTAAAGCGTTATTCTTTTTATTTTCTTCTGCTAATTGTTTATCGGTAAGCATAGCTTCTCTAGCAGTAAAAACTTCATTGTATTGCTTTTGATAATAATCTTTTAATGATTTTAACTGAGCATCTTCTAAACCTCCTGTTCTACTTGCTTCATTCCAATCTTTTGTTATTTTTCTTAACTTTTGATTAAGGTCGCCAACTTTCTTAGCGTCTTCCATAGAAAAGTCTTTACCTAGCCTATTTAATATGCGAAGATCTTCTCCATCAATTTGATCAATAAGTTCTTCTACGGCTTTTTGAACAGGTGGTTGCAAAGTAAGTTTATTTAGCTCTTCTTTTGTTAAACCAGCAATATCTTCTAGGCCAGTAAGTTTTTTTATTTCCTCAAGTTTTCTATTTCTTGCTTTAAATTCTTCTTTAGACGCAAGTTCTCCTACAACAGCTTTTGTTATATTGTTACTTAATGTAGCTCCGCCTCCCATTGCAGCAAATCCAGGGCCCATAAAAGCTCCACCAGCCATTGCATCAGGAACGCCGTCAAAATAGTTTTTATCTTGTCCTAGTAAATAAATATCTCCAAAATTATTAGAAATTTGAGTAAGACCTTCCGTCCAGGCTTCTACCCCCGCAGCTTTACCCATTTCTTTACCAATAACTTTTAATTGGCGTTTTATTTCCTGAGGCGGTATAGCTCTTAATATATTATCCGTTTCTTTTATAATACCTAAAGTACCGTATTTTTCAAATAATACCTCTGCGGTACCTGCTAATAATTGAGATGTTAGTTTTTGCTCTTCAGATATATTTAATGTTTTTTTGTCTGATGCAATTTGCTTTTGCACATCTGCCATCTCTTCTTCCGGCACAAGTCCGTTGTCAATTTGATCGGTATAATACTGTAATCTACCTAATGCTTCTTCTTGAGAACTTGCTATTTCGTATTGCTTTGACCCATAGCCACTAAGGAAAAATAATGGTAAAGCCGCTTCCCCTGTTACAGCCATAGCTATAGATGATGGCATTTGAGTTAACACCCCTGCTCCCCATCTGCCAAGATCTTTCATGCTTTTTACATCTTTAATCTGCAGATTTTGTTGATATGATTCTAATTCCTTGCTGGTTGCTTTTTGTTCAGTGTATATTGGATCTAATAATGTTTCTTTTAGTATACTTTTTTTGGCACCATAAGACAACGGCGAAGCTGTATTTATACCCGCTCCTATACTAATAGCTAAATCAACTGCTCCACCAACTAAGCCTAATCCTGTTTGCTTTAAAAGTGTACCGGTTTGATTTAATCTACTATAATCTTTTAATGCGGTATCATATACAGCTTTTATAGTATTAAAATCTTTTTTAGTGGACAATGCTTTCTTATTATATTCCGCTGTTTCATTTTGTAATGCAAGGTATTCTTTCCTAGCTTCTGCTAATTCTAATGAAGTAGGAGGAGTTTTTTCGAATTTAGAAATTTTTAAACTAAAATCTTTGCTTCTTTTATCTAAGTCTTGGCCTTTTGTTCTTAAGTATTCAGCAGCTTTTACACTCTGCTCTTCTTTTTCAGAAGCTAAAGCGGATATCATTACTCGTTGCTCTTGCGGAGCATCAGACATAAATTCAGATGATTTACGGGCCCTGTAAGCATTGTTATAATCCCCTATAAACTTTTCTAACTTTTGTTCACTTGGTAGAGGCATCTGCCCGCTTTTCTTCCAATTTTTGTAGGCATCGTATTTTTCAGGAGTATCAAAATCATTCTTTGTTAATTGGATATCATCTCTCTTTTCATATCCTCCTTTTATACCTAATCTATTTTTAGCTGTTGTTTCTTTAGTTTTAAACTCAAGATCTAACTCGTTATTGTATAGTTTTAATTTCTCTTCGTATGTTCTACTAGGAGCGTCTATTGTACTATTATATTTAGATACTAAATTAGGGTTTTCTTTTTTAGCTCTTTGTGTGTAGTTTTTATCTCCGTATATCCTTATATATTCATTTAATCTTTTAGCGCTTTCAGCAAGCTCTTTGGGTGTTAAATCTGCGCCTGTAACAACAGGATCTAAATCAATTTCTATTTCATTACCATATTGATCAAGTCTTTTGCCAAGCATAGCTTTTTTATCATTCCTAACGGTAATTCTATTTATACCAAATCCAGTTTCTTCAGGAGTTAATCCGTATCTAGCTAAAATTTGGCTAAGATTTGCAGCAGCTGTGCTTTCCTCTCCTTTTATCATTTCAGGAGTTATAGGGCCACTAAATTTTTTATCAATTGGTTTTTTCTTAGTTTTATTAATTTCAGAAAATTGATCTGCTTTAGGATTTTCAAACCCAAACGTTTTTTTATAAACATCTGCGCCAAATCTTTCGTCGAGTTTAGTGGGTTGCTTTGGTTTTTTAGAAACTACTTTAAAGCCTTTACTTTTAATATAAGCTGGGAGTTTGTCTTTACCCCCGGCTGCTTTAATTAAATCTTCCTCTGTGTATATTTTACCGTTTAGTTCGTATTCTAACATGTATTTTTTATTTTTTACTAGATTTTTTACCTGTCTTTAAATATGCTAAAGCTAATTCTTGCGATTTAAGAGGGACATACATATTTTTGTCCTCATACCAATTTCCTTCTCCATCAGTATATATACTATTACTACCCCATCTATGTGTGCCAGAAACAGAAGCTACACTTTTTATAGCAGCTTCTTTTTCTTCCCAAGTTTCTTTTGAAGCACCTGTTTTGCCACCTCCTTTTGTCTTCTTAGTGGATGCATCTTTAAATATTTTAGCATTTTTAGCATCCATTATATAATAATTTGTTTTACCCGTTTCTTCGTCATAAATTGGTTCAAGACTAGAATTTGCAATTATATTAGCTTTTTCTTTTTCTGCCATTTTCTCCACCAATAAATTTACTTTTTCTGTAGTATTTAATTTAGAAAAATTCTCTAATGGAAAATTTGTTCCAAATCCTAATTTTTGTAAAACAGCATTTCCTGTATCATTATCATCAAAATCTGTAGCAACTATTGCTTGTGCTTGTGATTGTAAAATAGGGGTCATAGCGGTCATTATTTTATCCATGTCAACAGGTATTCTTTCATATACAGCAGTACCTTGGCCTTTGCTTAAATTTGCATTGCCTTCTATTTTTCCATATTCAGCAACTCCAATATATTGATTAGTTATTTCCTTTCCATTCTCATCACTATAAACTCCTGCTGTAACAGGTGCTTTCCCATAATTTACTTCTGGTACTTTAACATATAAAGAACCATCAAAATTAGGATTAATATCTCTTTTAAAATTAATAGTATATTGTTCTTTACCAGCATCTCCTGTCGCTATAATAGATCCATCTTTTATACCATTTTGTATATTCTCATCTATTTTATCTTTTGCTCCAGGATTAGTAGCTATAAAAGCATCTTTAAGAGCATTAATATCTCCAACTTTTGTTTTTACATATAAAGTTATTTTAGAAGGATCTTTTGGATCATTATATTCTAACTCTTTGGTTGTTTTGGCATCGTCTGGGTATGCTAAAGCAAATGTAGTAAGCCTATTAACTGTTTGGTCTAATGCATTTCGCCCTCTAAAAACATAATTGCCTATATTAGTTGGGTTTATTTCTCCTTTTAAAAAAGCTGATGCTCCTGAATATAAACCACCAAGCGCATTATTTAAATTAGCCTCTCCTTCTAATTGTTTTGTAATATATGTATTTTTTTCTTTAAATTCCTCTGGACTTAAAGCTTTTGTTTTAATATCAAAGGAATATTCCGCTGCTTTTGTACCTGTGCTAACAGAATAATTATTTGCTAATTCAACAGCTCCGGGTCCTCCTCCAATTTTTTCTAACCCTTCATTATTTTTACTTATACGTGTTTGTAATTTATAATTTTCTTCACTAATAGCAACTTGATTAGCTATAGTTTGTTCTTTATCTTCTTTGGCTTTTTTTTCTGCATCTAATTTTGCTTCTTTATATTTAGCGTCTCTTTCTTTTCTCCCTTCTTCAAAGCTCTCCATCATTGATTTACCTAGGCCAGAAAAAGCATTAGCCCATGCCATTGCAGAATCATCTTTTATTATCGTTGGATTATCGTATGCACTCATATATTATATTTTTAATTTATCCATTTTCAGGTTTACCTGATGCGCCAATAGCCCTTGTTGCAATACTACCAACAGAACTAAATGCATTTCCTATTGCAGTTGCTTGTGCCGCTTGTGCAGATGCCGCATTTTGTTGTGCTTGAGCGTATTGGCCTGCCATTTGGCCTAAGTCCGCATTAGTTCTATCCTCACGCATTCCCATCATAAACTGTTGCCCTGCAGCTTGAGCGGCTTGAACTCTTTGACCTTCGCTTATTTGTAAAGCTTGTAATCTTTGTTGCTCTTGCATTTTCATTTGATTACGTTCCACTTCACCTTGAGCACGTAGTTTTTCATTTGCTGCTTCTTGTTGTTCAATATTTGCTGCAATATCTTTTTTACTTCTTAATGCCGCTTGAGCTAATGCTGTAGCTCCTCCCGCACTTGCTCCTGTTGCTCTTAATGTATCTAAAGTGTTTGCTAAAGCTATATCTGCTTCTTCAGCCTGCATTTCTGCGGCTTGCGTAGCTACTCCTAAATTTGCATAAGGATTACTTATCATTCCTGATAAATCTTTTGCTAATCCACTTAAATTTGTTGTTGCTGCATAAGGATTAGTTATAGGTTGTCTAGCCGCTTTAATTGCGTCTATTTCTGCTTTAGCACGTCTTGCATCGTTACGTGCTCCTTTTGCTGCTTGTCCTGCCTGATGGGCCCCTACGGCTCCCCCTATTAAGGCTACCCCGACTCCTACTGCTGCTGCTACTGCCATATTATATTAATTTTTTTGAAATTTCATACGAGTGTTTTTCATCCACTGTATATCCTAATTTTTTATGCATATCTATTAAACCTGTGTTTCTTCCAACGCTTAATATTATAGTTTTATCAACACTTAATGCCACTTGTTCTAATCCAAGTATTAACATTTCTAATGCCTCTTTTCTATCTGCTTCTCGATAATCTTGATTTGATATAATCCATTCCATCCAAGCCACTTTAGAGTTTGTTAAATATAAAAAACCAGATACTATTGGTATATCGCCTTTGCAAACAATTAAACCGCCTGTGCCATTTAAAGGAAGCAAATCCTTATTCATTTGTGGCCAATTCCATTTTGTCCACCATTCTTGTAATGTTTCCCAATCTGATTCTTGTAGTGCTCTTACAGTTAATTCCATTATATTTGATTTAATTACTAAATGATTGTGCGAATGTAGATGATACTGCAAATAAAGTCGATGGTTTTGTATATAATACACCTGGTTGAGTTACATCTGGAAAAGTAAAAGTACCTATGGTATAAAAGCCGGCTAAACCAGACATTGATTGTCCATATACTACTGTACCTTCCGTTGGTATTGTATTATTTATAAGTGTACCAAAATATTTATTTTCTTTTACTTTAAAGTTGTTTAAAAACAATTGATCTTCTAATATTGACAAACTTGAAGATGCCGATGCTGAAGTTATTGGAACCCCTATATTTGAATCTGTTGCAACTTCTGTTAATGCCCAGCCCGGAGATCCTTCGTAATTTATTGTTTGGAAAGTTTTAGAATAAGAAGGTTCGGGATTCATTACAAAAGTAACCGTAGATATATATTGATTACCATAAAAATTAGCATAAGGTACATTTGTAGAATAATGTTTCCAAATATTACCGTCCCCTGTGGTATAATAGTTACCTAATATACTAAACCCTGTGTCTGGTTTGAAGGAAAATAGGCTTGTCCATCCTAATGAATCTTCATCAAAAGCTAATGTTTGATAATATTCCTCAAACTCTTCTACCCTGCGTCCACCACCAACATATAAAGCGTTTTGTATAGATAATACATATTGTTTGTTATGCATGTCCCAAGATCCTATAAGCACTCCGTTTGGATCTATACCGCCTAATGTATCTCTAAAATAATCTAACATACCATAAGCTGATATTTCAGTTATGCCATCTTGAGATAATCTTAATACGGTATTCTTAGGTCTATCAACAAAATATTTTCTATATCCATATACCGCAAAACTTTCAGGATCTGTACCTATACCGTAATTCCCTGCGTAACCTTGAACCTGTCCTATTACAGCCAAACTTGAAGTTGTTAATGGTTCCCCTTCAGCTGAATACACTGCGCTCTTATCTATTAAAGCTCTACTTACTTTTGCTTCTTGGAATATAATTAAGTTAGTATCTTCCGCATATAACTTTTGTATTGATCCTTGAGATGGATCTATAGTTCTTGTTATATCCTCAGCAACTGAGAATTGATTTGTATTATTTATACCTGTCCTAGAATTGAATATACCTGAATAAATAAGGGAACTAGTTCTGTTTTGGCTATTTGGAGTATCCTCTACAATAAAAGCTCTTACACCTAAATCTGTAGAAGTATTATTATATCCACCGGTTATTCTAGATTCTTCTATAAACCAATCTTCCGCATCGTCTTCTATATATTGTGTTGCCCCTGGGATATGATTAAAATCTGTTATTTTACCAAAAGATATTGGTATATAAGGGCTAGTAGATTGATCAAAACTCGTTGGATTAATAGCCTTGTTTAAATATATTGTAAAAGTTCCATCTTCATTATCAAGCCACCCAATTATTATATAAGTATATAGAACACCATCAATTACGTAGGTTAATTTTTGTCCAGCCCCTATATTTAATTCGTCCCAACTTACGCCGCTAGGAGGCATAAATTTAAAGTTTAATGCATCTTCAACAAAACGAAACTCACTACCATCTTCTGTAGAAGTAGTGTAAGGTTTTATTGGCTGTATTGATTTCATTTTCTTTAGCCAATACGAATTAAAATATTTTACCTCTATAGTCGCTGCCATAATTAATAATTACTTATTTTTTTATATTATTACAGTAAAGGACAAGCTCCTGGATCACCGTAAGTTATTACTCCTCCTAATATTACTTCACCTGAAATTGTTTTCCCCGCTGATTGCAAACTACCTTCACTTATTGTTTGACTTGCAGATCTAACTAATGGTTGTGTTCCAGAGAATTCAACTGAACCTACTTGATCTCCAGGTTGTAAAACGCCTCCTATAATTGATTGTTTATTACCATGTAACCCTAACCAAGGCACCGGGAAAGCCGAATTATTATTGATCTTCCAATTATAACAATATTCAGGAATATAACGTTCTTTACCTGCTTGTGTTGCATTACAATAATTAGCTCTTATTCTTTGTCCTCCAGCAGTTATAACTTCTACAACACCATCTGTTTTAAAATTAATATTAAAAGATCTTCCAGTCGAGGTTGTAATAGTACCTACAAATTGTAATTCTATAGCTGCTAAACCATCTAAGTAATTCATACGATCCTTATATAATAAACATTTAAATGCTCCATCGCCAATACAAGTGCTTGTGGGGCCATTAAATGTAACTATGTCCGAATAAGTCGGAGGCTGTGGTGACCATACAGGTCTAATAGGCTCTCCGGAATCTCCAAATTGCCTCCATAAATTAAGTTTAACAGTGCTTGAAACAATAGTTTCATTCTTCCTTAACATTTTCCAAATATTAATTTTACCAATGGCAGTACATTGGAAGCCAATGTCTTCCTGGAGGCCAATTGTAGTACTTTCGGTTACTTGACTTATCCATTCACCACATCCTACAGTATAATCAGGAACAAATAAATTTGTAAAAGTATCCACATGCAATGAACCTGTTGTTGCAAATCCATTAGACTGTGTTGAATCTTGCAGTCTTGTATCAACCTCGTAAATGCCATGTTTAATTTCCGTAGTTGTTAAACTAATATCTCCCGTAGATGGATTAACATCAAAAAAACTTGTATAATCTTCATTTTCATTATTACCACCTGATACAGATAATTTTTTCCAATATAAGTCTATTAAACGAATAGAAGAATTTGTAGATACATTCCCATTTTCACCAACCATATCTACTATTGGACCAATTAAAGGATCTGTAGTTAAATTATAATAAGATGATATATTCGGAGCTGTTATTATTGGAACTCTATTTGATATTCTTAATGTTTCTAAAGTTGTAGTTAAAGTAGGGTTATATGTATTACCTAAAACAGTATGGGTTATATTAAATGTAAACACAAAACTACCATAAGTATCTGCGTTTGTACCAAAATAAATATCACTTTGGGTTATTTTTATTCTCCAATATAAAGATGCAGGATCTTGTTCTAAAGCAAAATAACTTGTTAGATCTTGTCCATCTCTATTTGCAACAGAAAATACTATATTAGTTATGTCTGTAACTGTTACCCCAAAAGAATCCATGAAATAAAACAAATCTGTTATCCAGGGTGAATCTGCAACCCCTGTATTTGTAGGAGATGTAATATCATCATTTGTTCCTTCAAAATCTTGATCTTCATTATATTCAAATCCTAATGAAGAATAGCTTACAATAGCTTCACCGGACGAAGTTAATACGTCAATATTCAAATCAGATATATAACCTGTTGTTGATGTTTCCCAAAATATATCTAATGCAGAAGTAACAGGATCTGTTTCGTACACAGCAAGAGCGGGGGTCATTTGTTGCCACGCTAAAGTATTTGCCATATCATCTTGACTAGCAATTACTCCAATTTGTTTTGATGTTGAAACCCTATTTACTAATGGATTAGAACTCAATTGATAAAAGTTATTAGAAGCTGTACCTTCTGGATTATTGTTACTACGTATTAAAAAATTTAAATCAATTGCCGGGGCTATTGTATTAACTGTATCTGGTTGATTACCAGGATAATATTGTATATTAGTTGTGTATGTAGTGCTTTCTACTCCAGTGTATACTAAATGATTTTCTACTCTACCCCATAATTGTGCACTACTCCTGTATTGTTTTTGATTAGGTCCAACTTCTGATAAATCTCTAGGTACCTTATTTATATTGTCATTTATAGAAACAAAATGAGCAGTGGTAGTTTCTTCATTAATTGGAAATTTAGAAGGAAATAAAGCAGTCGAACCCGATAAGGTAACCTCCTTTTGAAACATTGGATAACCCGCTAATATACCTGGAACGTAAACATTATAATAATCTTGTTCTTGTTGTTTTACAACTATCTTATAGGAATACCAACCAAGTTCATTTATTGCATAAGAGTATTTTATATTAGTACCTAATGGGTCATAATTATATATTTCACTTATTGGGCCATCGGTTTCTAAATATCCACTTATAGCCCCTTGCAATACTTTTACATAATCCTTGTACTTTCCCTTTAGATAACTGCCTACTTTAGGCCTATTAACCTGAGCTGGAGCTGAAGCTAATGTATAAGTGTATGTATAAGGGCCGGTATTATCCACAACCCCTTCTGTTATTTCAAATCCATTTGAACTACCGGTTTGTACACCGGAAACTGTAGCATATAAACCTGGTGTTCCAGAACTTGTATCTCTTGCAGACATTATTTGCTCATTAAGTCTTACCACAAGTTCATCACCATACCATGCTCTAACATTTGAATCTGTAAAGCCATTTTTATATGGGAAAAATATCGACGACCCCCCAAACGCTAGATTCCCATTCTCAAATTCAGGATCTACAGATGACAATATTACAGACGACTGTCTACCAAATTTATCTGCTAAAACAATACCAACTTGATATGTTCTATTTTGTTTTAATGTATGATTGGGATATTCTACCCAACTAACAAAAGGCGTATATGGTTGTCCCTTTTCAACAGTGGTAACATTATAATTTAAACTTGGTGGGGGTGTACTTTGATTTACAAAATTACCATACATTATCCTATTGCCTACACTCTCTTGAGATAAAGCCCTAATAGGTATTTTGTCATATACTCTAAGTGTCTCTGCCTCTTGTAATGTTTTCTTTGGCTTTTGTGATTGATATTTATATGTATATAAATTAGTTGTTGGAGAAACCTGTTGCACCTTTGTCATTGGTATTGTTTCAACAACCTTTACTGCTAATGAGTCAGATTCTTTATATAGTATATCAATACTTTTTATTTTGTAACTTGTACGTATATTATTACCGGTATCTGGTAATGTTATTAAAAGATTAACTTGATTAACGGAATTCTCCATCCATTCCAATATAGTGGATCTATATGCCGCATCCTCATTGCCATTTATAAAATAACCTTTTTGATTAGGTATAAATGTAGGCTGCGTAAATGGGGCCATTAATGAATATTCATTATCATCAAATTTAAATCTGTAACTAAATCTTACAAATTTATCACGTAAAAAGTTATCATTGCCATTAACATTAGAATACACGTCGGTAGTATTCATAGTGCATTTATAAAATTGCACTTGCGCTGGTAACCCAGACCAAACACCATTTATATATATATAATAAAGCGCCCCATCTAGTATTATATTAGTAACAATAACATTATCTGATTGGCTTATATTAAGTTCTTCACTTATTAATTGATCACCAATTTCTACATTCAATCCGCCAATTACGGAAGATTCTGCTTTTAATATTGTAAATCCGCCAGCGCCTTCTACTATTCCTTCAATACCAACGCTTACTAAGTTAGATATTATATATAATTCAGGGGCTAAGAACGGAGCATACTTTGCCACAGTTATTTGCTCTGAATTAATGTAATACGGGTTGCCAGATTCAACAGAATTCGCAATAGCTGTATCTACATTTATTTTTCTAGGTTGGTTCCTATTATCAGTCCAAAATAATAAATTTTCTACAAGATTGACACCTGTAATTAAATTTGTTGTTGAGAAATTTAAGAATGTTCCTTCAACTAATGTTAAATATGGATTACCATTATTTGACGGATCATATACAGTAATCTTCATTTTTTTATTAGAAGCTGGAGGTGTAATCAAAGAAGGATTAGTATCTACATAATTTGTTAAAAATAAAAATACACGATTATTTTCATTATCAACTACATTACCAATACAAACTAAACTGCTGTCAGATTCAAAAGGAACTGTTCCAGATGATGACGGTTTTCTAAGCAGTTCATTACCAAGTATATTTTGTAATGATCCAACACTATTGTTTTCAGACTTGCCTACGGTTATATTTAAAGCATCTCGATATTCGCCTTCACCTAAAAGACGATTATCAAGATCTTTATTCATTCTTCCTTTTAAAAATATATTTTTTGATTCTGCCATTTCTTAATGTTTAATCCACTTAGATTTACCTCTAAATACTTGAGTTATTTCCTCTAGTTTAATATTTGAAAGTCTTATTTTAGCATTTCTTAATTTTGCTGATTTATCTTGTTGTAGTCTTCTAACAAGATACTCTTGTGATGTTGCACGATGCGAAATAATAGCGTGCAAAATATAGGCGTACATCGCATCCTCTGCCATCTTTGGTATTCTTGAATCTAAATCATAAGCTAAACCATCTGATATGTATTCTAATACAATTAATTTACCAACTAGATTACTGCTAAAAGATATTTTACCCTCTCTATCATTTATAGAAAAGTACCCATTCATATTTGCATATTGTGGATCTATACCATATAATCTGCCAAAGAATCTGTCTTGTACCCAATTGTCTCCATTATACCAACCATTTTCTAGATTTGTATTATCATTTACAACTGGAAATATATTGTTTGTATTCCATCTTTCCTCTGTTAAAGAGTCTCCTTCTATATTAGCATCAAAATTATCTTGTATTGGTAAACCTCTTGAGTCTTGTATAGGATTTTCATATGGGTTAGTTGTTAAAGCATTAACAGGATAAATTGGATGCTTAACACCGTAATCATCTATCCATGACATTTTAACGTAGTTAACATAGTCTTGAGGTATTGCAACACTCAAACTATGCGGTATATTTAATTCCTGTGATTTAATACTCTTTAATGTATCATAACTAAATTCTTGCATTCCACGTTTTGCATGGAATATAACATCAGTTCTTTTTACAGCTCCAATTAATTTACCCGTGCCAACATAAGCAACCATAAAGTTATTTATAATATCATTTAAAGATATATAAGAGTAACTGCCATAGTTCTCTTCTACTATATTACCATAAGCATCATGATCGCCATAATTGCCGCCATCTAATATTTTTAATTGTACCACTACATAAGTTCCAGTACCTAAGGTTGCATCTGGAATTATAGTGTTATTAACTACAGTATATTCTAATACATATTCCTCAAAAGTATCTGGTAAACCGGTAGGGCTAGTGTATAATTTAAAGTTGTTTAACGCATAGTTAATATCATTAGGGTCCCAACTTCCAAATACTAAATCTGTATTAAAGGTTGTGGTAAATTGTGTTGTTCCTAATTCAACTATAAAGCCTTGCGCTCCTTCGTAATATTGTCTATTTGTTTCGGTAATTAAACCATTATTAGGTGTAGGCATTTTTTATTAACTTTTTGAATTAATATTTTCTGTTTGAACTTGTGACGCTGCAATTTGAACTATTTGTGGATCTTTAATAACTATACCCGAATAAAGTAATATTCTAGTTATTAAGTTTACTTGTTCTGTTGGATGTAATTCAAAGTCTTGTGATCCTGTTGGATTATATACGTATTGATACCCTGGAGGTGTAGAGGTAAAATCCCATACAGGATTTAATGGTTTTCTTATGTAGGTACAAGATACACTATTTTGAATAGTATTTGGGTATACTGCTATCTGAAAATTTTTATAAGTATAAACCGGCCAATATTTTGATGGTTTAGTTATAGGTGAAAGATTAAGCTCTAATAATTCATTTGGTTGAACATACTGTACTTCTTTTTCGTCATTATATATAACGGTGCCTAATTTATAGAACTCATAAGGAGATGTTAACGTAGGCAAATTAAATTTACCACTAGAAAAAACACAATTGCCACTATCCTGGAATATTGCTATCTTTTCTTCTAAATTTTTTATACGGTCACTATATTCACTATCATTACCAGGAACTCTAAGTTGTTGGTTAAGATCTTCGAAATACTCATTGAATATCTCAAGCTGTACTTGAGCTGCTGTCCTGTTAAATTCATCTGGAGTTAAATATCCTCTTTGCTCTTTATTAATAATTAATAAAACGGTTCTATAAACCGTATTTACATTTACCGCCATACTGTATATTTATTATAATATTAAGGCGGTAACCAAAGCCACCGCCTATATATTAATATTACGTATTATTTTAATTTTTTCTCTATAGACTTAAAGACTTCTATACCTTCGTCTGTTTTGAAGAATGCTGCCATAGCTGAGTATGGATTTTCATCAAAAGGTACCGTCATTAACTTTCTATTATTTTCACCCCAATGGAATGTCCTATTGTCTGGTGATAATTTTATGATACTTGCTTCAACTGCTCTAATAGCTATATTTCTAAGTTGAACATTATCATCATTTGCTAGTTCTAAAAATAAAGAAGGATTATTTCTTGCTAATAATAATAAATCTCTTTTTATTTCTTTAGAACTCATTTTATTCACTCTAGATCCAACTTCAACTCTAACAATAGATTCCGCTTGATCAATATCCATTTCTAGCGCTGCATTTAATGCCATTACTTCTAATTCAATATCTTCTAATTCATCCTCAGCTTCTAACGTTGGATCAAATTCGGTATATCTAATATTTAATCCTGGATGGTATATTGATAATAACTTTTGTAGGTTTTGTTTTTCTTTAGGTACATTCAATATACCATTTTCAAATATAATATGTCCTAAAGTTGCTTGTCCTTTTTGCTGCGACGCTAATGGAGAGTTTTGGTTAGTTGCGTATCTTAATTCTTCTTGCTCTCCTGTTTCTTTATTAAACCATAATAAAGGATACCTTAATGAGTGCCTACTTTGTAAAGTATAAGTTAAAGGCGAATAATTATCAGCTATAATATAAGTTCTATCCTTTATCACCCAGGTATCTTTTAATGTTTTTGGTTTTGTTTCTTTAGGTACAATTGTTTCTTCTGCAGTAATTGTATCCATATCAAATTCATTTGATTCTAATTCTTTTTTTGTTGTTTGTTTTGTTGCCATAATATAATATAATTTAATAAATTTTTAAAAGGTAATAATTACCCCCGTAATTTCAACGAGGGTAATATCACCATATTTTTACGCTGATGCAGTGAATAACACAAAGTTATTAGCACCTTGAGTAACTAAACATCTTTCAGACAAGAAATGTACCTCCATTGCATCAAGATCAGATGTATAAGCGCCTCCAACAGACCCGGTGATCCAAGATTTCATTCTTCTATCGTCAGCTTGATTAGCTCTATAACGAACGTGTAAGAATGGTCTACGGATATTAGTGCCTAATTGTTGATCATACACAGTTGATGTACCAGCAGGAACAAGCAATCCATCAATAGATGAAGTAGTCATACCTCCACGAGTAGATGCATCATTTAAGTATTTCCAATCAGTTTTGTAGAAATCGTAAGATCCACGACGGAAACCAGAGAACCCTAAGTTCAATGCCATTTGCTCAGAGTTTTCAAATAAACCATAAGCCACCCCACCTGCTGCACCAGCAGATAAAGAAGCAAGCATATCATCAAAATCAAGAGAAGTTGGGCGGTTTAAGAATAACATGTTTTCTTCAATCGCTCCTTGAGTGTCTAAGTTTTTCAATATTGAATCGAAATCATTAAGACCACTTGCTGCAGAGAAGTTGTTTACAATATTACCTCTTTCTTTAACAGCAGAGAATAAACCTTGAGTACCTTTTATTTTATTAGATCCTAATGTGGAACCACCTCCTACTAATTCACCCTCAATTACAGACATTTCTAAGTAATCTTCAAAACGTAATCTTGTTTCAGATTCGGCTTTTAAATACCATAAGTATCCAGAAGCGCCATCTTCAGTAGCAACTTCTACCCATCCAATTTGAGCGGTATCAGAACCAGAAATTTGGTATCTTTCTCTAACAATAATTGGCGAATTACTATATTGAGTAAATGATGGCGTTACTGAGTTCATAGTAGCATCTGTATCTCCTTTTTTGAATTCAGAACCATATACAAATATTTTAAGATTTGTTGCTCCTTCAAAATCAACTTCAGTTGCAGAGGCATCATACAAAGTAGCCTGCGTATAAGGTTTAACTGTAAGAACAGCGTTTCCAGTACTAGGATCTGTAGAACCTGTAACGTAAACCTTAAGTTCTTTACCTGTTGTAGGACTCATTACTACTAATGTTTGCCCAACTGAAATAACATTACGCACAAAATTTGTACCGGCTGTATTGTTTACAGCAAATTCTAAAGTTGCATTACTAGCACAACTTACATTATTATATGCAATGTGTAATCTGTTTTGCTCAGACCAAACTACTTGGTCAGAAGACATTGGCATTTCAGCTCCTACCATACGTAAGAAACCTGATAAAGTTCTATTACCATATCTCTCTACTTCTTGTTCGTAGATTTCTGGTAAATATTGTTGTGCAAAGTCATTACCACTACCATTTGTAAAGTTTAAGTAGTTAGTATCTAATGCTTGCTGTTTTTGAGACGGTTTAATTGAACCGAATTGAGGCGTTACATTTGCCATAGTTTTTAATTTTTAATTGTTAAAATTTTTTTGTTTGGATCCTTAATTTAGAGGTATCCTCACTGCTTATAGATTTGACTCTAAACCCATTAATGAATGGCTCACTAGCAGTTCTAGGAGCATCCATACTTGGATTTTTGGAATTGCTAACAACTTGTTTAACAGCGTCAGCTTTTCCTTGTTCATAAAAATGAGCAGCAATTTTGTCAGCATTCATTGCTGAATACAAAGCCTTATGATAACCCGGTACATCTGTTACATTACCCTCTTTGTCTAGAAACTTTCCGACGAAGGTTTGTATATTTGATTGAGTTTCTGCAACTTGACTTGGATTCTGAACATTATATCTAAATCTTTTTTCACCTAAGTTATATTCAAAACCTTTGAATTCATTGTTAAAAAGATTAGATGTTTGTTTCTTAAACACATCTTGTTGTTGAGCCACTTTGTTTTGCTCGTTATTATATCTGTTAAAAAAATCAACAGCTTTTTGTTGTTCTGCATTAACACCAGGTCTTGCCTTGATTTCTGCATAATATTTTTTCTTTGCTTCCTCTAAAAAGTTTCTTGCTTTAGAAACTTCATCTTTAAATGCTAACTTTTTTAATTTAATTTCTCTTTCATCGTCAATATCTTCGTCAAAGAAAAATTTATCTTCTAATAAGAATTCAACTTCTTCCGCATCTAAATGAGGTTTTGTATTTTTATAATATTCTTTTAATAAAGCAACATTATTTACATTTGAATAATCGGCATTTAACCTAACGTAGTCTTCAATAGTTCCACCTGTTTCTTGCATAAAAGAGACTAACTTCTCTATATTTTCAGGTAGCTGCGTATTATTGTTTGTTTGTTCTTGCGTATGAAATTGTAGTTCTTCTTTAATATCTGCAATCTCTTGTTTTATTTCTTGTTCGAAGATTTCTTCAATAACATCTTCAGTGGCCCCTTGGTTTCCTTCGTCCACTTCTCGCAATTCCATTTCGGGTTGTTTATCGCGTAACATGCTTTCATCTGTGCTTTGCTCTTGAATGGCATTTGTTTCTTCTTTAGGGATTACTACTTTTATTGGTTCTTCTTGTTTCTGCGTCAAATCAACCTTAATAGGCTCATCTGTTTTGTTTAGTTTTTTTACTGAAGGTTTCTTTGCTTTTAGTTTAAATTCTCCTTCTTGTTTTACTTGTTCTGACATAATATGATAATATAAAATTGGTTAATAAGTTTATTCCATTTGCAACATGCCTCCTAAATCATTCATTAAATTTTCCGCATTATTTTGAAAGTCTTTTGGCAAAGAATCATTCTTACGTTGATCTATTAATTCAGACTGTTGTGTTGCTTGTATCTTTGTTCTCTCATCTTTTCTATCCTCAAGTTGATTGAACTTATTTGTATCTGCTTGGACCTTTAATTGCGCTAATTGCATATCGTAATTAAATTGTTCCGCCATTAATTGTTTTTTAACCTGCGCCTCAGCTTGTAACCTTTGCATTTCAAATTGAGATTTAGCTTGCTCTATTTGTATTTGAGTCTGAGCTAAAGCTTCTTGTTTTTGTACTTCAAATAATGCTGCTTTCTCTGCATTCTGTGAATTAGCATCTGCTTGCGCTTGTATATTGGCTAATTGCTGTTGTTGTACTTTGTCTAATTTCTTTTTTCTTTTTAGTTTTAATAATTGATTTGCTAATTTAAGATTTCTAACTTGTCTTATATCGATAGCATCTTCTAAATCAATTCCACCATTCTGTAAGGATACTTGTATATTCTGTTCTAATTGCGCTTTTTCTTCCTCATCCGGTTCAATCTCTAAGTAAATACCAAAGTCATGTAAATTTAAATTCTCCATTTCTTTTAGCACCTCAACATTGTAAGTTGATATACTTTGTTTTAATGAATTTGCAGTTAAAGGATTATTTAAACAATCAGCAACTCGTAATGATATATTCTCACATATTCTTGTAGTTAAATATATACTCGCATCTTTAATGTGACGTGTTGCTACGTTAGAAGCGTTTGCTGCTATTTTTTGTAATCCAACTAAAGCGTTTGAATCTGGTTTACTGCCATCAACAGCTTCGTTAAGCCCCGTTACATCTCTAATCATTTGCAAGTAATACTGATAAGTTTGTATTAAACTTTGTATCTTACCTTGACCGCTTGAGGTTGTTAATTCTTGTATAGGAACTTTACCTCTATTTATTTCTCCATCTTGAGTTAATGATCTACCCACAATACTACCAGTTTGGAAATACATATTCAATGCCTCCGCTGGGTTATATTTTGTTCCATTACCTAAATCAACTTCCATCAAGCCATCTACATC